TTGTAGCAACAGTACCAGATTGATTTCCAGTAACAACTTGACCAACTGATAATTCATATGACCCAATAACTTTTAAAGAATCTCCATCACTTCCTGTAACTTTCAAATCTATTATTATCTGATTTGAAGACAAAGTTTCTCCAATAAAAAATTTGGATGGTTCTTGAACTACCTTAAAAGTAGGATAATCATTTTTATTGATTATAACACCACTAAAATCTTGAATTATTTTTGCAATTCCAGTATTTGTAGTAAGTTCAGATACATTAATTGTTACTTTATCATTAACTCCCGCAGTATCATATCCAGTAACATTAAAGAATTTAAATCCATAATCTGAAGAATTAAATCCACTACCATCAGCACTAGACTTTTGAATTCCTTCAATGAATACTTCATCCCCAATGGCAAATGGTTGAACACTAAAAGTATTTCCAATACCAGGAGTTGATATAGTGCATGTGAAAATACCGACATTTGATGATTCTACCTTTTCAATCGCAACTCCATTATTATTATTTGTTGCAAAAACTTCTACAGTTTCATCAGGCAAACCTTTTGGTTTAACTTGCATTTCTAAAGAAGAAATTGCAGATCCTGTTATTTTTGCCTCAATAAATCCAGAATTTAATATACTTCTTGTTATGGAATTTACAAGAGTGATATTTGGAGCAGATACATAACCCTCTCCTCCACTAATTATTGATATCTGACTTAATGTATTCGAATCTTTTGTTACGATATTTGGAGATACATTAACCTTAGGTCTCAAAGTTTTATCTGAAGAATAAGTAAATCTATTATTAATAACTCTACTTTCTTTTATAGATCCTACATTTATTGATTTTGCATTTGCAATTAAATCTATTCCAGAAACGGAATTTGTAGATTTCAAAGATGGTAATTTTTTATATCCAGTTCCTGAAGATATAATACTTAAGGACTTAACTGGACCAGATGCAGAAGTTGATGTTGTGGAATATTCTAATACATCACAATCTGTTGAACCATAAGAAAGTTTTTCTGGTTTTTTGTTGATATTTACATTGAAAGTTGTTGCGGCAACACCACTTATAGTATATGAATTATTATAATCACTATCAATATATTTGATACTTGAATAATTTTTAGCATCAGTATCAGATTTAACTAATACTCCATCTTTCTCTAAAGTGTAGAATAATTCTCCAATTTGTGAGTTGTAATCTAATGTAAGAGCTGCTGTAGATGTTACTCCAACAGTTCCTACTCCTGATACACTGAAAGTATTTGTGGAACCAGTAGAAACAAATTCATTATTAAACTCTTTGTCCTGATATAATCTCAGACTATAATCCACTAATGAGGAATCTGAAAGGTCAAATACTAAATTGTTATTCTTGACTGGTTGTAATTGTGGATTAATTAAGGATATTGTTTGTGAAGAACCTCCTGTAGAAGCAAAACTTACAACTGTCGGAGGATTTTTTTGAGAATCAATATAAGTTTCACAGAGATTAATTCTATTTCTATTAATTTTATAAACAAAATATTCATTATATCCACTATCTTCATAAAGAACTTTATCACCAGTTACTAACTCATGATCTGTAATTGCGATTTCATTAGTTGCTGTATTAATTCCTGTTGAATTGAATCCAATTGGATTAACTACAATATTATCAATTTCTGATTTATAAAGAACTCGAACTGCTGTTGAGGTTCCAATACCTACTGAAAGATTAGGTTGAACATCTAATGTTACCGTATCTCCATTTTGAAGTTCGTGAGATGTTGATACAGAAACAGTCACTACATTCTTATCTACATCTCCCAATATTTGAGTATAATTAGATTCGAATGAATACTGATCATTATCTACTCCATTAGTATGGAAGAATAACTCTTCACCTGCAATTGCGGTCTTCAGTCCAATAAGACTTGGACCTTTATTAACTACAAAAAGATTGGGATCTAAATCTATTGGGACAGATGTTCCATCAGTAGAAACCTTTAAAATTGCTCCATTAGAAGCATAAACAACTGGTTGATTCGTCACGAAAGGATGACTTTCAATATAAATTCCTTTTGTGGGAATACTTCTAGTTACAGTTGAAATTCCTCCGAATGTAAATGATGTGCTATATCCAACACCACTTATTGTTCCAACACCAACAGATTCTCTAGGATTGAAGAAAGCCTTATCATTTACAGTAGAGTCAAATTTATCTACAGATTTAGAAATTGTAAAAGAATCGGGAGAGAAAGTTACTACCGTTCCAACAGTATGTGATACGCCCGTCAATCCTCTTTCAATTCTGAGAATGTTTTGATTTTTGAATACTTCAAGAACTTTTAAAGTTTCTGCTCCAATATTAATGCTACTACCAACAGATACTTGATCTGGAATTGGAGAAACATAAATTTCTGTTGTAAATCCTGCAGATGGTGCAGATGTTATAGTAGAAAGACATGTTCCATTTGCATAAGAAGGAACTGTAATTTGGTGTGTTCCATTTAGAGATGAAAGATTGGTCGAAAATCCGGATATAGTTACATAATCAAGATTTAAAAGATTATGCTTTGGTAATATCGATATTTTTACTTTACTAGCAGATTCCCATGTAAAAATAGAATTTAATTCTTCAGTTAAATTTGTATTTAATTCTACAATACTTTTTCCTTTAATGGAACTAATATTAACATCTAAACCACTTCCCGAAGTGCCCGTATCATCAAATGTTAATTTATCTCCAACCTTATAATTACTACCGGAGTTTTCAATTTCTATAGATTTTATAAAATCTGATGTTACAGATACTACTTCTATTTTTTGATCTAAAACATCACTGGTTTCATTAATAAAATCATAATTAGCATTTAATTCTGATACTTTATATGGTAATGTGTTTCTTAATAAATTTGAATTATTGAAATCAAATGATTGATCTAAATCAGAATTAGAAATTAATTTTGATTTATATTTGTTTCCTATAAAATATGGAAATTGGTCTACCGTAGCATGGTATGCATAAACACCATTCGGATACTCTATATTTTTTTCATATCTACCATTATATTCATCTAAGTCTCCAACACCATTAAATTGATAGTCCTCGACAAAAAATCCAGCATCAAATCCAGATGGTCTATCTTCAACATTAGACGAGTTTAAGGTATATCCAGATTCCAATGATTTCAATCCAGAAAATATATTATTAGGATTTGCATATCCATATGGCCCATAAATTGGGTTTCCATCATAAGCCCATCCAATTATATGTGAAATGCTCGTAGATGCGGATCCTACAGAAGTTTCTTTGAAGGAATTTCTCAGATTTTCAAAGTATTTTGATACTGAATATTGAAGTTTATCTTTACCTTCTAATAAAACTTCACCAGTAGTAAATCTTGCGATATTATCATTGACAGTTAGTGTTCTTATTTGTGGATCAATAAAAGCATTTTTTCCTGATGATACAACTTGAATTTTTGTATTTGACGCAGAATACCCAATACCGGTATTCAGAACTTTAACTTCTGATATTTTTCCATCATTAATTACTGCTCTCAATTCAGCTCCAATACCGGATCCAGAGACAATTAAATCTGGAGTAGAATAATATTCACTTCCAACATAACTTGTAAAAACGTTAATTATTCTTCCATCAACAATAGATGGTGTCAATTGAGCAGATTTACCATTCTTTATGGAAATTATTGGTTTTTTCTCTAAGTTTAAAATTGCAGAACCATATCCAGTTCCTGATTCATAAACATAAGCATCAATGACACTACCTTTCACTACTGGAGTAACTACTAATTCTCCAAGTGTTTGGGTGGTTGTTCCAAATCCTACAGTATTGTATTTAATTGAAACTGAAATATCGGGATATTTAAAATACTGATATCCACTTCCAGTGCTATTAAATTCTACATAATCTTTTCTCTCATAATTTGAAATAATTGTTCCTCCAACACCAGCATTACATAATCTGAAAGAATTTGTATCAAGTTTTAAAACATAGTATTGATTTGTAGTTGCAATTCCTGATATTTGAGCAGATTCATAACTATATTCGACAATTTCTCCATCATTAAATCCATGATTTTTAAAATTAATCAAATTTTGTGTTGTGGATATTCCAATAGGTTTTACAATTAATTTCCTATTAGTATAACCTTCTCCTTTATTAATTACTTTTATATAAGAAACTTGTTTTGAGGATGAAAGAGTGGAGAACTTATGTGTTCCTGAAGAACCCGTATAAATTCCTACGATATTTGTATCTGATTGTTGATCACTTAAATTATTATATAATTTTATTGCTTTATTGTTAGTAACACCAACAAAATATACTGAATTAGTAGGTAGACTGAAATTAGTTCCTGCTGTTCCAATTACTATTGGATTATTTCCTAGAGGATTATAAATTACTTCTTGACCATTAACAAAATTATGATCTGTTAGAAATAAAATTTGGTTAGTTGTCTCACTAACTCCTCCACCACTAGAAAATTCATCCGCATTAAATAAAACTTCTCTAGGTTTTTCAATTATTACAGGTTCAATTACTGCACCACTACCATTTCCTCCTAAAATATTAATGGAAACTATTTTATCAATGTTATAGTTTTGAGAATCTACATATACTTTTTCAAAAGACCCTCTAATTACTGGTTGAATTTTTGCAGTACTACCAATACCAGTAGAAACTTCTACTAATGGAGGACTAATTACATCGAAATTTTCTCCACCAGAAAGAATATCTACATCCTCAATTGGGCCATAATAAACTACATCTTTAGATTTGTAATTATTAATTTCAACTCCATTAATTAACATTCCAGTAGTTCCTGGAATTGTTAAAGTTCCGGAACCATTTTCAATATTTTTTTCTAATGGAAACTTTCTTAAAAGTTTTTGTATTCCAAGGTCAGATTGTCGTTGAGAATATAGAGTAAAAGTGTGAGTTCCTATACCAGAATTTGGTAATTGAAATTTTATATTATTTTCAGATTCTATCAAAGATGGTGTAGTATATAATTTAAACTGATTTGCAGATGTTACTTTTACATAATAATTTCCAGTTTGTAATCCAACCAAAGATTCATTTTGTGGAAGATAGTATATTTTATCTCCTGTTAAAAAAGGAATGGAAGGATTAAATTCAATCGCAGTATAAACACCATCACCTTCAGAAGTATCTTTTATGAGATTTGCAGTACTAGCAATACTAACACTTTTAATATTTGAATCGATATCGAGACGATAATCTACTATTCCATTTTTTTCCTCTGATGGTAATGAATTTGAAGATACATATGCATAATCATCCTTATCAACATACAAATTAAGAACATCTGATAGTAAAGAACTACTTTCAAAATCTGAACCTGAAGATTTTGTTTTATTTAATTTTCTTCTTACATCATATTCTTTACCGACTTTTAAAAATGGAGTTGTGTTGTCGGCACGTAATGCATTTTGTAACTCTAAATAATTATCATCAGTAATGCCACTAATATAAACTGGATTTGAAGTGGCAATTAAATTTTCAGTTCCTCTTTCTAATATTTCAACCTCATCTCCAATTTTTAAACTGGATCTATCAATAGTGGATCCTAACTCAACGGAGTTAGTATTATTGTTTATAATTTCATATCTTGTACTAGTATTGTAGATAAAAGAATTTGCAAAAATCTCTTTCCAATTTGAATTGGTATTTTTAATCTTATCTCCAAGATTTTTAACCGTAATTATATCATTTTCATCTACTTTAAAATTTTCACTCTCTTCGACTAAATCTTGTATTACTCCAAGTAATATTAACTCAACTTTCTTAGAAGTATCTCCATCTTCATATGAATAATAAGTGTCATTAGATCTAATATTTGATGCTGTAGGTATAGTATTAGTAATACCACTACATCCAAAAAATTGATTAATACTTTTTCCAGTATAGGAAATGTTATTAGTTCCAGAAATCAATGTTCCCGATTGTGGAAAACTGAGAGTTGAATCTACTGTTAAGATGGAAGACCCTACAGATGCACTTTCAATTAACTTTGTATTTGGTGTTATTTCAAAATTTCCTGCAACTGATGAAGAATTTTCATCATTTCCAATATAAAATTGAATCTTATAGAATGTTTTACCTTTTCTTGAAAATGGTTCTATGGCCGATATTGCTGCAGTTGTATTCTCATCGGTAGTTTTTATGAGAGTTTGTCCAACTATCTTTGAAGGTTCACCTGATATTAATTCTACTATTGCAACTTCTCTTCTTACATAGTTTGCAGAAGAGGGTTTAATTAAATAATCTTCCAAATTTATAATTGAAGGGGTTTCTCCAAAAATAACTTTGAAAAGTATTTTTATTGCTTCATCCGTTCCTTTAGAAGCATAAAAATCTTTTGCTCTTCGTATAAAATTTCCTACATCTATTTCATCTACAAATTTAATATCTTCCAATCCTGGTGTGAAAGTATATTTTAATTTCTTATAAAAATCTTTTAAGAATAGAGAACTTAAATTTTGAACAGATGAACTATTAGAGTGTTCTGCTGCTGTTGATGTAGAAAAAACAAGTTCTCCACGATTTAAATCTTGATGATAATCGGTTACTCCACTAAATCCACGCACACAACCAGTAAAACTATTGGTAGTAATTCCAGTATATGTAATGACTTCATTATCAATTTTAAGAAGTCCGTACTGATTAGGAAATCCTTTTGTATTAGAAACACTAATAGTAGTATCAATAGATGATACAGTATTGCTAGTTGTTGTACTATCTACAATAACTTCAGGTTTTAAATTATCTAATTTTAAATATTGATCTAAATTATCACTAATATCAATAGGACCACCTTGATATTCTTGAGAAATATAATATTGCTTTAAAAATTCTACTGCATTTGGACTTTCTTCCAAGATAAACTCTGGAAGTTGATGGTCAATTAAATCCTGTACTTTGATTCTAGATTCAAATCCAGTTTGTATCATATTACTTTCTTACTAAATTTCCGTTTGAATAACTTGATGTATAGAAGTCAGAAACAAATCTGGTTCCAGATATTTCATCTCCAGAAGCAATTACATCCCTGACAATATTTATTGCACTTTTAGAGATGTTCAATGAGATATACAAGTCCCTTAAACCAACAACATCATTGGATTCTGGAAATGCTTGTATTTCAATTAATCCATTACTTAATGAAGTTGATGTAATATTAATAGTTCCTAAAATTATTTCACCTTTCAAATAATCAACTGTTCCTGCAGATTTTATAATCACTCTAGTTTCATCAGATACTTCTTTTACAATTGATAAGTTTCCTGATTTTAAGTCAGCATTGGGAACATCTGTAATATAAACTGTATCCGTTTCACCTGAAATTTTAAATCCAGTAGATTTTATATTAAATCCTTTAGTATTTACATGAAATTGATTTCCATAACATAGTTCATATTGTGCAAACTTATTGAGTACAGGTTTTAAGTCTCTACGAATAATAACTTTTGTAATATTTGATGTAATTGCAGTATCTGTGTTATCAATAACTTGTTGTATTTTACTATACCTAACTCTACCTCCAAATTTATTTAAATCTAAAGATTCTGAATATTTTTGGAGAGAATTTGTAACAGAGGTTTTTAACGTATCTGCACTCGATACTTGAGAATAATTATAGTAAACAGAACTATTAAGTTCGACATAGAGAATTTTAAGATCAGTTATCTTCTGATTTATTCCAGATACTGTAAATTGCTTTAACTTTGATAAAATTTGTGTTTTATTAAAATCTGAAACAAATGTTCCATTTTTTGGTTTAATACTAATCTGAACATTACCGAACTGAGGAGGATCCATTTCCTCACCACCGACTACAGATACAGATTCAGTATCCGGATATATTCTTTTTATAATTGCCTCATAGTCTCTTGACGTAACTGCTCTATATTGAGATGAATATAATCTTGGAGCATAATATTTAATCGAATCTACAGGTTCGATATCTCCACCATTAATTGATGATTGATTTGTAGTAATCGTAACAGTTCCTGGATCGATAATCTCACCAGATGCACTCTCTAATGTTCCAGAGAATGAAAAACTAGAAGCTCCATTTCCATCTCTACCATCAGTAATAATATAGTTGGCAGTAATTATCGTCCCATCAGAACCAACTGCATCACCAAGTTTTTTACCAATCAGTCCATCACCAAATCTTAATTCATATTTTTCATCTTGAACTTCATTAATGAAGAAAATTCTAGAATTATTATCTACATCAAAAATATTTTCTGAAAGGAAATATTCAACGCCAAGTCCATCTTGTTCTGTTTTTTTAATGTATACCTTAAGTGTCGATGTATCAACAAAAGAATTATTCAGAACAAATCTTTGATCCAAAGAACCATCGTATTGAAATTGTTTGGTTAAGAATATTCCCTGATAAACATCAAGGTTATTAAAAGATGCTGTACAACTTACAAATTCCCCTGCAGAGTTGGTTGTTGTGATTGTATTTGCCGTAACATCTTCTGGTATGGCAAACGTATATGTAGTGTCATTAGTGCTCCCTACACACACTATACCTGCCTTCAGGGTGAGTGTAGGAGTGTTTGTGTTAGTTGTTACGTTAAATGATATTTGTGCCTTAGATGAGGTTCTGGAACGGGGAACATATCCAATATTACCGGCAAGAGAAACTACATTCTCTCGAAGAGTTGCCGAATCCAAGAAGGATTCATTCACAACCATATTCGAATTGAATGCAGTAATGTAAGTATTATATGCTAACGTATCAATTAAAACTGAAAAGTTTGATCCCTCAAAGTCAAAGTCCGTGAATGTAGAGTTGGCACGGAGATAATCTTTGATAGAAGTTTTTATCTGATCAAAATCTAAATTTGTATATTTTGTAAAAGGCATTTTATCTGGTTGCCTCTAAGAGGAATGAATATTCTTGTGTCGGAAACTCTTGACCAATAATATCAAATATAACTGTTACATTAAATGTGTTTTCGTCTGGTATTGGATCTACTTGAACGATCAAATTTTCGACTCTATCTTCAAAATTATTAATCGCAATTTCAATTTGATCCTGAATCACTGATGCAGTACCAAAATCAACAAATTCAAATAGACTTCTTCTTACATCAGAACCCAACAAAGAGTTAAAAAATCTCTCTGTTGGGATAGTTTCTACTATATTTCTTACGGAACGACGAATTGCGTTCTCATTTTTTAGAATTGGAAGATCTTTTGTCACAGGATGAGGCTCAAAAGACAAGCTAATATCCTTAAATGCCCGTGATATCCTCTGAATTGCCATTGTTAAAGAGTTTTCTTAATTATATTTATACTCTATTCCTGAAGATTCTTCTGTCCTTCCTTTAAATCGTCGTGCATAATCTCTTGAAGTACTCTTTCTTCTGGATCATTCGTTTTTTTAGGTAATGACCAGTAATCTGTGGTCAAACTTGTTGTTCCCCACACTTCTTGCATATAATTTTTATTTCTGTCTACTGGTGAATTGCCCATTTTACTCCTATTTTGTTAGAATAGAACTTTTTGAGGGGTTCCTATCCCTATTTTTATTTATTTTTCACCCTATTCGGCATTGACACAACGAGGATTACATGGATTTGATCCACAATTATCACATACTTCACGTTCTTTTGCCGTTTTCCAGAAATACTCATCTTCACGACCCATTCCAAGTCGATCATGGCCATTCTCAACTTGATAATATTGAGTCGAAACCTTAAAATCGGGCATTTTTGGTTCGGCAGGTGTCAAACTATTGTCAAAAATACGTAATCTATTATTTGGATAGAGTGCATACTGCCCATTCTCAAGTTCAATCAGATTATGAGACTTGTGTTCGGCAGGATTTTCACTCGTTGCCCAATCAACATAGTCCGGATCATGATGATAGTTATCAATGGTACAAACATATGTACCTTTTACATTACCAAAGTCCCGAGTATAACATTCAAAGTCCATTGAACCAATGAATTTCTTATCCACCGAGACAACCCCGTAGTCCATACAATTCCAAAACTGTAGGTTCGGTAGGTTCATGTCCGGACTTGGAGTCTCAGGGTCTGTTACAAAGGCACTGATAGGTAATTTATCATACATTGCCGCATATTCTGGTAGATAGGTCTCAAAATAAAAAGCACGTCCAGGAATCGATTTAACCGATACCCAGACGCCCTTTACAAATTCACCGTGCCCACTTTGATGATCCGTTAGATATTCCTTACGAACCCATACTTCCACTGAAGGAAGATTTGCAATCAAACATGCCATATAATCTTAGTAACACTACAGGTATGTATTATCGTCCTTGTCCACGATACATCTTACGCTTTCCGTTACGAGAAGTCGCGGCATACTTCGTGTGCTTACCACTTCCCTGACGAGTTTTCTTCGGATTCTTTTCTATAAAACCATCACCACTTAATCCAACTTTTGAACGTACTGCCATAATACTCCTTAAATTTCAATGATTTTTGTTTCTAAATCTTGTGGTCTTGGAAAACCTTTCTGATAATACTCTATCGAAAGGTCCTCCATAATATCAAAATATTCTTCCTCGGTCAAGTTCTTGTGCAGTACTTTCCCTTTATGGAGAATTGTATATTTTGTCAGACTCATCAGATCACTCTTGTCTTCTCGTGTCCAACTCTGATACGTGGATCACACCATATCTCAAATCCTGCTTCGATAGCATCGAGACAGAATGATACATCTTCTCCACACATATCCTGTACTTCCCCACTCTCAAAGACTTGCATCTTAGGAGCAAACCATGGATACTTTATACCAGAATGCTCAAAAACTCCGTGCTTAATCAGTAACCATCCAAATCCTGCATAATCTACAGTGAACGGTTTACGTCGCTTCGAAATACTCTCTCCAGTCTCATGATTCATGACTCCACCATTATTACGGAAGTCGTCCTCTTCCATCCAATGTGCAACTGAAGTGGTCTTACCATCTTCTGTCATATACCATCCACTCGCAATGTCCTGGTCCATCAGAACTAATTGCCAAAACTTCTCAGATGAAAATACAATGTCACTATCAATCCATAATTGCCAATCGTAATGCAACTTACCGTCCCATGGAATTTGATCCGGTCCTCGCAATACATTCGCACCTAAACACTTACATCTGGCAAAATTTACCATCGATGAATAATCTTGCGAAATCTGGATACTTGCTCCTGCCTGTACTAAATCAAAACAAAGTTGTACAAAGTTTTTGAGATACGTATAAGAAACTCCTCTACC